AATCTTGGCCGGAAATCGAAAACCCATCGCTAATTGTACTTTTTTTATCTCTAATAACCAAAATTGATTTAGTTGTTTACGACCATATTCTAAACGCTGCATTAATGTTTTTAGAGAAATAAAATTATTAGTTGTACCACTAGCACCAAACGTACCAGTCAAAGTAGGAGGAATACCTAAACCAGCATAAATATTATTTAAATGTGGTTTAAACTTTTCTTCTCCTAAAAATTTATAAACTTCAGATTTACTTTCTAATAATTCAAGATCAGGACCCCAAATTAAATCCATAGTACCCCCGCCAACATTACTTTCTAAAATCTCAGCTAATTTAGAAGCAGCAGCTTGAGTAGGGGCGATTTTATATTCTAAACTACCTAACTTAAATACTCGAACATGTGAAATAGCACCATCTAAAGCAGCAGTATCGGCCAACTTCATTTTTTCTAAAATATTAATATCTGTCATAATGGCATAAATCATAGGTCGTGCCCAATCTTGCCAATCATCTTTTTTATAATGAAATACTCGTGTTTTATCTTTTGGTAATTTAACAGTATGAGAAGTTTTAGCAGCCTCTCTAATTTCATTTTGATCAGCAGTACTAGGACTATTAATTATACGACGCAATTGACTAGGAATACGTAAAACATATTGAGGATTACCAATAAATGATGATAAAGAACCACCAATTACATCAATAGTAATAGGATTTAAAAAAGTATAACGAATTGGAATTTCACCCTTTTTTATATCTAATTTTCGCATTTGTAAATCCGGTTGAGCAAATGCTCTATCTAACGTAAGACTATCTTTTTTAGATATTTGAGCAGTTTGTACACGAATAACCACATTAGCAGAACGATATAAATTATTCAAAAACCGTTCAGATCTTTCTTCTCCACGAACCCTTTCAAACCATTTACTATAAAAGCGTTGAATTTTTTTATTTGGATGAGTTAAACGTATACCCTGACTACCAAAATCTCCCATTAAATCAATAATATTTCTAATTAAACCTACACGCTGATAAATAGCACAAGATTTTGCAATAATATCCTTAATATCTGTAGGTAAAGCCTCATTAGGGCGAAAAGCTTCATAGTCTCGTCTAGTAAAACCTGGACGACCAGATACATTACTTGCTAAATCGGAATAATCATAATCAGAAGCATCTCTAGAATATCTATAACTATCTGAGTAAGCAGCTTTAACGTGAGTATTTAATGCTCTATATTCACCTAGAGCTTTACTCATATAAGACATTGTATCAGGATTATCTGTTAATTTACCTTCCCAAGTAACATAAGCTGGCTCGTTAACAGAAACACGTTGTATATGTCGAGAATGTTTAATTGGCATATAAAGTCCTTTTGAAATATGAATTTAATATAATTATACACCAAATACAATATAATTGTTATCAATATTGAATGAAATAATTATTAATGTCTGATACCATGTACTGGACTTTTATTCATTTGCGACGTAAACCATTCTGGCCCTTGATACAGACTACCACTCACTTTATCCATTCCATACGTAATACCACCAATATTACTATACTGAACTTGAGCGGGAGTTCTACTAATTTGACGTGCAATCATATTAGCCATTACTAATGCACTATAACGATCTTTCCTTAATCTCCCCTTTTTACCAGATTGTAACTTCACTTCTGGAGTTGACCATCTATCTCTTCCACCAAAACCTAAGCCAGCCTTAGTCATAACAATAGTCGATAATTCATTTTTCAGTTCTTCTATTTCCATAACGCAATCTTCTAAAGAATCGTAAACATTCCATTGTTCTTCTGGATGGTTCTGTTCAAAAATTTTCTGTTGTCTTTGATCAGTTTGTGTCGCTAAACCTAAACTAATTTGATCAAAAAAAGGAAATAATAAAACTTTATCTTCTAAATCTTTACGCAAACCGTGATTGGCTTCGGCTGTCCATTGAGCGTTAGCAAACTGACATACATCTAAAATGTGCAAACCTGGATAATAATCTGTATCTTTATTTTCATCTTCTTTAATTATAGGCCAAATTGGTTTTTCTCCTTGTTGCATTTTATCTGGATCATGTAAAGCTTCTTCAATCGCTACACCACCACCTTGAGCATCTATAGCTATAATTTCACACGGAAATGTCTTCATCAAATCACGAATTTTACGAGCACCAAAGCCATAAAAATCATGGTCATTAGTTAAACCAATTTTTAATCTCTGTTGAAAATCTTTTCTATTAGTAGACCAACCATATACAATACGTACATGATCTTGCCATAATTCTAATACAACAATACTAAAATTATCTTCTTCTGAAGCTGGATCTATACCATATACATATTTTCTATCTAATCTACCTTGTAAAACAGCTTCAAATTTATTTGGACACCATGTAGGCCATGTAATCTTCTGCACATTTTTATCGTGAGCTACACAACTTTCAATTAATGAGCGTTTAAAAAATCCATTAGAATCTTTAACAAAAACTGTACCATATTCACAACCATATGTGCCACTATGCATAGTTGCTTTTGCTCTAATAATTTGTTTATCATCCATAAATCCAGCAGGAATAAGTTCATATGGAATACGAATAATAGAAAAATCTCTCCAGTCAAAATATTCTGAAACTTCACCTCCTAATAAATTTTCTAAAGCCTTTTTATCGCCTTTACTTTCAATAATTGCTTTATATTTCCTCCAATATTCAGCAAAATTTTCAAAATCGTAACCGGCAGTTCCAGAAATAATAATCTGATTACCACTCTTGGATTGATATCGTACTTCTTGTGTATCTGACCATACATTCGCTTCCATCATCGCTTTTCGTCTAGCAGCTTCTTTTACGTTAGATACAGGATCAGCAGATACCGCAGTAAAACCAGCTAAAACTGTTTCGTAAATTTCTGGATTAATAGCGTTGAATTCTTCAGCGATCAACGTATTCGCTCTCAAACCCCTTATCTTTTCCCCAGACCCAATAGGAATGGAAGTAATCGTACTATCATTAATATACATCACCCATTGATCTGTACCACGTCTCGGTCCACTATCATTACTACATATACTGCGTAAAACTGGAGAATTTCGCCAAATAGTTTCCATGTATTCAAACACAAACTTAGATTGACGAAAAGCAGCACCAGCCACTACAATCTTTGTTTTTGGAACTAAAACCGCTCTTAATAAAGCATAAACCGAATTTAAAAAACTTTTTGACCCACCTCTTGTCGCAATAATCATAGGAAATGTGCGTGTCCATAATTCTTTTAAAATTAAAGCTTGAAAAGGGAGTAATTCTATATTTAACAAATATTTACATGCAAATGCTAAATAATCCGGATTCCGCATTAGGCGAACTTCGTATAACCCAAGTGAATCTAAATCTTGATGATCACGCCCAATTAATGGATTCTTAATAGATAATTCAGAAATATCACCTAGATTTAACCACGCATTATCGAACGGTTTATGCAGATCAAACTTTTTATCAAAATTCTTGCTCATATACTCTTTTCATTATACTGACAACCATAGCTTCAGCATATTTAGGACTATTACACGGAATTAAATTAATATTATATTTTACACACATTTCACCAAGTTTTTTAAAAATAAAAGGCCCTCGTAATTTAGCTTTACTTCTTACCTTATATGGAACTATATCTACATAAGGATAATTATAAGCATCGTCTAAACCAAATTCTAAAATAATATACGCATACTTAAATGCACTCATGCGTATTAATTCTCTCTCAAATCTAGCTTCACTTAAATTTTTAGCTAACTCTGCGATAGTATGTTTACGCTCAATACATAACATATCTTCCAAACCGACAATAGTATAATCACCAGTTTTTAAATGTTGATCGATAACATGCTCTATTTCACTATATTCTCCGAACATCCAAAAATTTTTCTTTTCTTGTGTATCTCTAATTACATCAAATTTCATTTTTTTGCCTTTATGATCAAACTTGATAAAAATTCAACATAATATGATTCTCGACCGGTAACAATCTTATGATGTTTTTTACACAAAGTAATACCATTATTGACATTAAAACGTAACAAAGGATACCGTGACCAATCTAAAATATGATGTGCATTAAGTTTAGTTTTACATTTACAATTTGGCCAACAACATTTAAATTTATCCCTATGATATACATCTAAACGCCACTTCTTATATTGTGGATTATACCAATCACGATTAGACAATTTTTTTATCCACTACTATTGTACTTATTTTAATATCGTAATCTACCATTTCTTTTACTAGTTCTTTAAAACTAATCTCTGGTTCCCAACCTAATTCTTTTTTAGCTAAATTGTATTTACCTTGTAAAAACTCAACTTCACAAGGTCTATACAAACATGGATCAATAACTACATATTCGGACCAATCTTTAATACCAATATACGAGAAAGAAATATCTAAAAATTCACGCACGGAATGGCCAATTCCACTACACAATACATAATCTTTTGGTTTTTCTTGTTGTAGCATCATCCACATTCCACGCACCATATCTTTTGCATGGGACCAATCACGTACCGCGTCAATATTGCCAAGTCTTAATTTAGGAAATTCTAAACCAACGTTTGTTTGTGTTCGTCCACTAATATATATATCATTTTTATCAAATATAAAATAAGCATTTGGATGATTATCTTTCCAATATTTAAATTGTCCTATCCATTTAGTAATTTTTCTAGTAACAAATTCTTCTCCACGTCTTGGACCACAATGATTATGTAAAATTCCAGAACACGCAAAAAGATTATAAGCATCACGATATAAACGTACTAGATGATGAGATGCTAATTTAGCAATCGCATAAGGAGAATTAGGGGCAAAATGAGTATCTTCGTCTTGATATTTATTGGACGATCCATCCTGGGCAATAGTATAATTAGATCCCCACAATTCCGACGTTGAAGCTTGATATACTTTAGTTTGGGGTGAATAATTTCTCACAGCTTCTAAAATATTTAAAACACCAACTGTATTAACTTGAAACGTATAAGCAGGTTGCTGAAAAGATGTATGTACGTGGGACTGTGCTGATAAATTAAATAATTCATCTGGCTGATAAGAATTAACTAAATAATTAATAGAGGACGGATCTATTACATCACCTTCCA